TCTGCGATGGGCTGGCATAATTCATCCAGTTCAAGTTTGCGGGCTGCCTGCTTTGCAGCATGTTGTACATCCGGTCGCCCATGTAGAGGTTGCCCAACTGGCCGAGCGTGTTTGAGAACGTCTGCGCTTGGCCCAGACGACCGGCAGCGGCGGCCGAGCCAACCGCACCGGCGGCCTGCGCCTGCGCGCCGCCCAAATTCATCATCTGGTTGGCAATGTCAGAGGTGACGCCTCGGCCAGTAGCAGCGGTCTGGAGCAGCGGCAGCATCTCGCCTGACCGCTCGCCGGTGAACTGGCCATATTCCATCGCGCCAAGGTTCGCACGGGCCGCGCGGTCACGCTGGAACCGATCGAAAGCGCTGCCGTACTCCTGCGAGGCCAAGTCTTGGCCGTACCGCTGGAACGCCTTGCCGGCGCCGCCTGACAGGAGCCCGCCGCGTGCGGCAGCGGTTCGCTCAAGCGCTTTCAGCCCCTCGGACATCCGGAACGCATAGCCGGGATCCGCTTGGAAGTTGAACTGCTCGGATGCCAGCTCGGCGGGCGACAGACCAGCGCTTGCCTGGTACGGACGGAAGTTCCGCATCCGTTCCATGAGCATGTTCTGCGCCTCGATGCCGGCCTCGCGAAACGGCGCTTGGGCTTCCAAACCGCGCTCAAACATCCGCTCTTGCGACGCGATGCCCTCGCGGGTGGCCGCTGCTTGAGTGGCAGCAGCTTTCTTAGTTGCGCTCGAGCCAAACAGACCGCCGAGGATGTTGCCGCCCACTAGGGCCATCGTTATTGGGTCCATCTCACACCTCTTTGATCTGCGCGAGCGCGGCCTTGATCGCCTCAGGCGTCGCGGCAGCGTCGATTGCGGTTTGCATAAGCGCGTACTTGTCGCGGATCTTCTGGCGCTCGGCCTCGGCAGCGGCGGCCTCAGTAGGGATGGTCGCCTTGATGTCCAACGGCGCAAACTCTTTTGCCCGCGCCGCCCGACGCATATCGTGACCGATCTGCTTGGCTTTGTCTATGTTGACGATGATCATGCCGTGTACTCCCAAGCGTTCCGGAAGGTGCGGTCAGCCGGAATGTCAGCCGCGTCGATGATCTTGTACGGCACACTAGGCGGCACGTCCTTGGCGATGATCTCTTCCAGCGTCAATCCGCAGTCTGGGATCGGCATCAAGATCGCCACGCCACCATCAGGCGTCGGGTAAATGACTCGTTGGTTCATGTTGATCACCTGAAGATAGCAACACAGTAATAAGTAGCGTCTACCGCGCCGCCGCCGCCTGCGCCCGAAGGTTGTATGTACACGCGTACAGATCCAGTTGCAATAGGTGGCCCGGCTGCATATAGCGACGGAAAACAAATGTTAGTGCCGTTGCTTACAAATTCCGACGTAACAATTGCCGAGTAATTAGCATCCGGCATCGCCACGGTGAAATTGACCGTATAGTCGCCTGTGCCGTTGTCCGTAATGCTGCTGACGTTGCCGCTACCCCTAATTGCCGGTGTACCAGTGCCGTTAAAGTTGACCCACGCACGGCAACCAAAAGCGGTTGCTACCGAGCCGTAACCGCTGTTGAATTGGAACAGGCCAGTAGACGTGGCACGAAACCGCTCGGCAGCAGCGGCGCCCGCCGCCATCGTTTTGAACGACAGGTCGAAGTCTTCCGAGCCTGCCGTCACATCAGTCGTAATCGCCTCGATCGTGGCGCCGATCTCGGTGTTGCCGGCGGTTGTTTCAACCGCAAACTCCACGCCGACGCCGATGCCGTTGGCGGGCGTGCCGGATGACTGGCTGTCAATCCGCAAGACTTGCGTAACGGCGTTGGTGGTGGCGCTGGTCTGTTGGATGTGCAGTTTTCGCGCAGGCGTGTCAGTGCCAATTCCAATTCGATCGGTTGACGCATCCGCGAACAACAGATTAATGTCGGTATCGCCTTCGATCCGCGTGTCAACGTCAGCGCCCGTTTCGTTAATTACGACCGCGCCGTTAAGTGTAGTGTTACCCGTCACCAAAACAGCGCCTACGACGTCAAGTTTGACTGTTGGCGTGTTAGTGCCAATGCCTACGCGGTCGGTCGATGCGTCAACAAACAGCAAGTTGGCGTCCGTGTCACCCTCAACACGAAAGTCTTTGTCTGCGCCCGCTTCATTAAACACCGCAGCGCCAGTGACATTAACATCGCCTGTCAGCGTAAAGTTGCCAATCTGCGTGGTGTCGCCGTAATGCGTTACATCAACATCGTTCGCGCCGCCTACTTGCCCAAACGTCATAGCGGTACTGGTGCCCCGCAAGAACGGCACACCGCCTGCCGTCAGGCCCAGCTGCCCTACGGCGGCCAAGTAGACGCCGGTGTCGGTGTCCGCAGAGAACGAGTAAGGCGGCGCGCCTGCTGTGCCACTGTTCGCAAGGATCTGCGAGACATTGATGGCGTTACTGACGTTGTCGACCGTCCAGATCGTGGAGTCGGTCGAGGTCTTCAGCACGAACTTGTAGGACTGCGCGGCCAGCCAGACATTGGCCTCGCCACGCGAGTCCAGGATGATCGGGTTGGTGTTGGGCGTCGCGCCGGTCGAGTCTGTGTAGGTCGCAAGCGGTGTGGTCGTGCCGGCCGCATAGGTGTACAGTTTGCCGGCAACGAGCGGGTTGCCGTCGTTGTCGAAGAACTGGAGCTTGGGGACGGATGACAGATTAAAGCTCATAGGGCCACCTCAGAAACGGTCAGAATGGCCGATGGAATGGCCGGGCAGAAGGCGGTCGCCGCTTCTGCGATCAATTGTACCGAAGTCGTGTCGACCGCCCACATCAGTTCAAAATAGCTGCCGCCTTGCATGTTCAGCATAAAGGACCACGCGGCAACCAACTCTGCGTTGTTGCCTTGAATGCGGGCGCGGCTGGCTGAAAACGGCACATCAATTCCATTGATGCGCGGCCAAATAAAAATACTGCCCACGCCGCCCGAAGTCTTGTCCAGTTGCAGCGAGAACTGGATTTCGTAAACGCTCACATCAGGCACATAGATGCGCGAGGTTGGCGTGCCACGCTGGATGGCAAACGATACCGTCTCGCTGTTAAACGTGACCGCGTAGGGTGTGTCAATCGCAGCAGCGGTCTGCGTTGTGGTGTCGTAGAACGATCCGTAGCGCGGGCTGCGGTTCAAAAACCGATACCACTCCCGCGACATCAGGTCAGCGGTCCCGGCCTCAAGCAGCGGCACGCGCTGCGCCGGGATGCGGAAGGGGGTCGGGTTAGGCATTGGTGGCGCTCGCGGTGAGTTCAGCCCCCATGATCGCGATCTTGACCGGGTCGGTGCCACTCACCTCGTAGACGCGGTCGCGCAGCCTTACCGTGCTGCCCAGCCGCCGCCAGATGACCCGCGTGCCGGTGGCGCCGATCGCGCCCATCGACCGCCAGTGCTCGCTTGACCAGTTGTGGCCCGCGTCGTCCGACCACCGCAGCATGACCTGCGGGTCGGACCCTTGGCCGGTCACAAGCCCCACGCCTGACTCGCAGTCGAGCTGTAGGCTGTGCTGCACCGTGCGTTTCAGATTGTTCTGGCCGGTACCAAGCGCGCGCCAAGACCGCAGCCAGCGCTGCGGTACGCCGTCATCGCTGTAGGTCGCGAGGTCGTATTCGTAGACCTTGCCGTTCAGATAGTCGCCAACCAGGATTGTGCCGTTGAAGTTCACCATGCAGTTAGCGCGGTGGCGCGTGTACTGCCCCGCAACCCATGCGGCGCGCTCATGCCACAGTTGCGTGGTCAGATCGTAGACCCAAGTCTTGCCGGCGGTCGGGAAGGTCAGCACATAGAACAGATGGCCGTCTTGCTGGTAGGACGACCCAATCGCGTCAGTAATGACGCTGTAGGACTGGATCTCGCGCTCGATCGAATGCGTGCTGACCCGCACGCCTCGGTAGCCGTTTGTCTGATAGACAATCCCTTGGCCTTGGTCGTTGGTGCCAAGCCAGAAGACGATGTTGGAGAGCTTGACGGGCGAGTAACGGGCAATACAGCCCAGTTCGTTGAAGGCGCCCGCGATGCGCTCAAGCGGGAAGTCAGGCCCGCCCGCGTTGTACCAGACCTCGGTGGACTTGGCGCCAAACACCCAGATTTCCCGGTGGTCGACCAAGACCGACACGATGTCGTCTGGCGCCCCTTCAGCGCTCGCGAAGTCCAACGGGTCGACCGACGTGCCGTCCAGCAGCGCGGTCACCCATAGCTTCTGGCTGTCAGGCTCGGCGAACACAAAGTATCCGTCTATGAAGCCGACCGAGGACGCGCCGGGGAAGTCAGGATCGGTGATCTGGGCAAACGCCGTAGTCGTGGCGTTGTAGATGTAAGACGTGCCTGCCGCGTCACCCAGCGCCAAGAACATCTGCACGCCGTTGTCTGCAATGCTGACCGGCCCCACGCCGGCGTCGCTGCTGACCGTGCCCGCGAGCGTAGCCACATAGGACGAGTCGACCCGCCAGAGTTTGGTCTGCGGGTAGGGCAGCGTAGCGGCTGACTGGGCCGTGATGACGTACAGCTCGCCCCCGTAAGTCCACAGCCCTCGGATCGGGCCGTCGTCCAGCGCGCTGACCGGCGAACCGCCTACCGTGAACGTGATCGCTTTCAAACCTGGGCAGCGCGTCAGGAACGCAGACTCCTTGCCACCCTGCGGCACCACCTCCGGATACAGGTTCACGCAGCGGTCGTTCGCGGCGTTGATGCTCGCCGCGACATAAGAAGCGCCGAGGATGGGCGTCTTCATCAGTAGCCGCCTGCGAAGATGTTGAAGCGCTGACGGCGGCGCGCGATCAGGCTGTACGGCAGCGCCATGATGTCGTCGGGATTGTTGATGCGCTTCAGGTTGCGCTTGGACGTCATCGCGATCCGCTGCACGGTGGGCGGCGGCTCGACCCCAAACTCAGGCGCGAGCTCGCACGCGAGGCAGTACCGGAACGCCCGCAGGTAGCCTGGCGGGAACTGAAGGATGGTGTTGAGCGACGCAGCCTGCGTGAGCGGCTGCACCGACACCAGATGAAATTCCAGATCCTTCGTCGGACGGGGGTACAGGTACATCTCGACGTTGGGGAAGGTCATGTTGACCCACATCATCTGTGGGAACGTGCTCCCCGCAGTCTTCAACGCAATCCCGTTGTACTGGTCTTGGTTGATGAAAAGGATGTCATAGGACAGGCCGCTGCTGGTGTCCTTGAAGTAGGTGCTGTCATCGAGCAGGATGGGGCGCTGCCCAACGAAGTCGCCAGTCGGGCCAAGCGACCGGTTGATCGTGTTGGCGGGCCAGGTAAAGACTTGGTCTTGCGTCGAGAACACCGACAGACGTTCGGTCGACCAAGAGTCGATCATTTGGTTCATCGCCGTGAAAGCGTCGTCCGATGTCTCAGGCGAAGGCGTCTCACCTTCAGCCAACTGACCAATGAGGCGCAGCGCCCCGTTGATCAGGTCGCCTGCCGAAACACCGGCGCCGGATAGCGTGAGGATGGTCATTCCGTAGGCTCCTCGGGCGCCGGCACCTCAGTCCACCGCTGGTGCCAGACGCCATTGATCAGTTCAGGCTCAGTATCGCGCAGCATCATGCCGGGCGACGGACGAGGGCGCGGCGTGGGCAGCACAAAGCGAATGCCAGCGGCTTTCAACGCCTCGACGTTGGTGTTGGGCGGGAAGGTGCCGTCAGGCTTGAGCAGAAACTGTTTCATAAGTAGGTCACCACGCGCACGAACCCGTCGCCACCGTCGCCACCTGCCCCGGAGTCAAACGCTCCAGACGCAGCAGCGCCGCCACCACCACCGCCAGAAGGAAATCCACCTTTACCGCCAGATCCTGCCTGAGTGCTAGTACAGCCGCCTGAGCCGCCTCCTGAGCCGCCAACGAAGTAGTCCAGCAGACCGTCAGCTCCTGCGCCTCCGTTGCCTCCAGCGGTTCCGGCAGCGCCGCCGCCGCCGCCAGCATCAGTTGCATTGCCAGAGAACACCGCGCCGCCAAGACCACCGTCGCCGCCTATCTGCGAGGTTGTTGATCCTGCTAAAAAACCAGCGCCTCCAGCACCGCCGCCGCCGACATACCCGCCCCGACTCCCGCCATTTCCTACAGATGTAGTTCCAGACCCACCAGCAGATGAAAACAGTGTCGTTGCAGTGCGAAATGCATCTATGCTTAGTCGTCTAGCGCCACCAGCAACGCCGACACCAGAAGTTGACCCACCAGTACCACCAGCGCCGCCAATTGCCACAAAAGTGCCAAATTGACTGGATGAACCAGTTCCACCTAGTGTGCCGTTCGTTTCGTCGGCCGTTTGTGCAGGACCACCTGTGCCGCCCGATCCAATAACGATTGTCTCTGTGGCGCTCAGTGCGTTTGCAGGAATGCGAATATCGATCCTTGCGCCAGCGCCGCCACCGCCACCACCATTAGCGTTGTTTGCTGTTGACGCGCTCCTGCGCCTCCCAGACCCTCCACCGCCACCACCACCGTACATCAACACCTCAACGTACCGAGCGCCGAGCGGCTTCGTCCAGGTCGATGTGCCGGCCGTTGTGAACTCTTGGATGTCGACGGCGCCTTGCGAGGGTGTCGGGTCGTTCAGCGTGATGCCGGTGATGGTCTTGCTGGTGTAGCCAGCAGCGGTGATGACGGCGCTGTAGATGCCGTTGGCTGCGTAAAAGATCCAGCCGCCGGAAGCGTTCGTCGTGATGGGGTTTGACTGAAGCGTCAGCCCATCATCAGAATAGATTGTTGCGAGCGCGCCTAGCGAGTCATAGACGTAGACCAGCGCGCCGCTGATCGGGTTGTTGCCGCTGTCTGTGACAATGTCATAGTAGCTCTGCATGAGCGGTGTCCTTCCGACGCCGCCGCGCAGGCGCGGCTAGCTCGTTGGTCGAAGGCGCCTCGGCCTCGTCCGGATCATACCGCACCCAGCCATTCTTTTCATCCTGTTCGGCCTCCAGCTCCATCGTAGCGACTTTTTCGCCGTGGTTGGGGTGCCGCAGGTAAATTATTGCCATGTGTATGCAGCGGGGGCCGAAGCCCCCGCTGTCCATCAGTTGCCGGCCATAACGACCCAATTCGTGCCATCTTCGCAAACCAGCGTTGCCCAAGCACCCGCTGACGCGGCCAAAATGGCCGTGGCAGCAGTGTTTGAGGTACGCGGCTTGACGTTAGACGACGCGGAAATGACCGTGTAAGTGCCCGACAAGTTTTTGAGGTAGACGGTCCGTCCGATGTAAGCAGCTCCGCTGGGCAACGTCACAGTGACGTTGGCAGCGGAGCCGTTACAGATGACGTAGTTTTCATCTTCGCCCAGCGTAAAGCTGGCGGTCTTGGTGACCGGAGCGTTGAGGTAAAACGACGTCAGCGCCGGATCGGAGTACGCCACGCCAACAGATTTAGTATTCGGCATGACGTAGCTCCTTTAGGCAATCTTGTAGACCGTGTACGCACCCTCTGCGGTCTTGCGGAACCGAAACGCTGCGCTTGAGGTGATGGCTACCACAACAAAGGCGTTGCCGCCATCTGTGATGCCAGTCGCCGTAGCTAACGTGACGGTGCCGCTTGACGTACCGATGTTGACCAAGTTCAGATCAAACGTACTGCCAACAGTAGCGTTGGGCAGTGCCGTATCAATCAGAGCAGCGGTCGGCAGCGTGTAGGTTGCAGCAGAAGTGGAAGGGTTGGCTACCAGCATACCGCCCAAAATCTGGGCGGCGGTCAGGGTCGCCGTGGAAGTTGCGGTTTGCGGTGTGTCCGCGTAGCCCATCGTGGTTTCTGCACGATTGCCAGCGCCGACCTGATAGCCGCCTGCACCATTAGAAAGAGCCATGATTTGTTCCTTTACAGAAAGGGTTTAACCCCACATACGGCAAGCGAGTTGCGGACGAATGACCGAGAAGCCGTAGAGGACGTCAATACGGCAGGGCATCCTGTCGTTGTTGATGTCGTACTGGCGCACGATCCGCATAGAGATCCCGTTGTGAACTTGGCGGCTCGCCATGTCCACGCCCTGCGGCATCACAAGGTCAGCGGTCGCAAACGCGATTGCGTCTTTGTGATAGAGCAGGTTCTGCGGGTACTGGGTGCTGGCGCTGCCCAAGAAGGTCACCGTCGCGCTCGATTGCGGGAACGAGTCCACGGTTGCCAGAGCCTGACCGGAGGTGTAGATCGCCGGGCTGACGCTGACCGTGTACGCGCCGCCGGCTGCCGTCGCGTCAGCGGTCGCCACAAACTGCTGAAGAGCACCAGTCGACTCACGGGTTTGCGGGTTGACCGCATAGACGTTCGCAACGGTGAACACATCGCCCTTCTTGATGGTCTGCGTGCCGGTGCCGGTGATTGCGATGGTCGTCGCGCCCTGCGTGCTGACGGTAGTGGTCACCGTGTGCGCGCCGGTGCGGGTGCCAGTCGTGTGTTGCTTGATCGACTGCGACATCGCCATCTCGTCGTAACCCAGAATGCCTTCGCCCATCAGGCCCGACTTGAACTGACGGCTGATGGTCGACACCGGGTTGAACAAGCCCTTCATGCCCTCGACCAGACCGGCGTTGGCAGCCGGGTTGACGGTGGCATAGCGCGGGCTCATCGGCGCGGCGGCCTCGTTCAGCTTCTGCTGACCTTGGAGCAGCACCAGGCTGGTCGACGGAACGGTGCCAGGCGTGCCGACCGAGGCAAAGATGCCTTGGTAAGAGTTCGCCACATCGGCGTCGATGCTGGAGGCCAGCTGACTAACCCGAGGCTTCAACACACGCTCGGCGAAGTCGTCGAGCTGCATCGTCAGTTCGGCAGTCGTGAAGTTGATGCCGATATGCTTCTGGCTGGAGACGGTGAGCGTGGTGAACTGCTCATTGTCGTCCTGCACTTGCAGCGCGGCGCCATCGGTTACCAGCGCGCGGTCCGGCAGACGGATACGAAGGGTCGTACCAATCTTGGCGCCTTCCTGCGCGAACGAGTTGTCGTCATTCTGTTCGGCATGGGCCGCTACACCCACACCCTGCTTTCGCAGCCTTGGCTTTCACCAAGGATCAGACTATATCTTCAAACGGACCGCCAGATGCGCCCACTTCGGATCATCGACACCAAGCTAGGTGTGACACCAAATTGAGCAGCAATCTCTCGGTGCAGACCAACTGAAGCGCGAATTTTCTTGACGTCTTCCGACGACAGTTTGCGGCGCCCGCTACGATCGCCAGCAGCCTGGCGATTTTTAGTGGTCATGTCTGCCATGTTGTCGTGGAACGAACCCGAAAACAGATGTTCTGGGTTGACGCATCGACGATTGTCGCATTTGTGCAGAACGTAGTCTGTTGGCTTGCTATACGCCAACTCATACGCTACGCGGTGCGAGTAGTGGGGCTTTCCGTTCATGCTGAACTGCCCATACCCGTTACGCATCACAAACCCGACCCACTCATGGCAGCCATTCTCGCGGACGGCCACTTTTTCAGAAAATCGTTCTTCAACTGATCGCTTCACGTTTGCCCCGCATTTCGGGCCGCTTGGCCCTACGCCGTTTCCGGCTAGTCGTTGAACCTTCATCATATCACAGTTAATGATAAGATGCTTGGCTGCTGATTGCCCAATCCAGCACTTTTTGGCCGTCACGATTCCCGTTTCCGAGTGCGTTGTGGCGTGCATGGCTCTAAGGGGTTTCCAGCAATTAACGGGGTTTAACGTCAGCTAGACTTTCGTTTACTGACGGTTTACGTTACGGGTGATCACAAGGTTGTTCTCGAGGATTTCGAGAGCCTTCCTCGTGATCATGTCAATCGTAAGAATGCTATTTGCCATGATGGCTCCTTAAACTTGCTGTTGGGCTTGCCACTTGCGGATCTGCCGTTGGCGCTCCGCTTCGATCCACGCAGTAGCATCCATCGCTTTGACCGAGCGAGGGTCCGTGGTGTCGTAAGCGGGCGTTCCAGCCGTTCGCGCTGTGACAGGCGTGATGGGCGCCGGGGCGCTCGATTGCTTCCTGACCGGCATTGGACTGCTGGCGAGTTTCGCCTCAATCTTGCCGATCTCCTTGGCCTGCAAGATCGGGCTCAAGCGGGAGATGCGATCAGCTTCCTTTGGATGACTGCCTAAATAATAGGCAAGGTCAGGGCCAGCGTCAGAAGCCTGAATCGTTTGCGCCATCACGGTGGTGATTCGCAGGTTCGGGTTGTAGGCGACCGTTTCAAAGTCGTCGTACTTGTCCCGCGCTTGCTCTTCCCGTTCCGCGTACGTCTCCAGCAGCTCGGCCTGTTGGCGCTCCATGTCCCTTTGCTGGAGAAGCTGTTGAGCCTTCTGTTCGGCCAGCGCTTGCGCGTAGGCTTCAACCGACTCAAACTGTTCTGCCGGCGGCAGTTCCTTGGGCGTCTCGGACGTTTGCTGCTGGGGGCGCTGTTGGCGCTCCCACTTGCGCTGCTCTCGCGCAAGCCGTTTGGCAACGATGGCGTCAAGCTCTTCTTGAGTGAAGGTCTTGGCCGCTTCCGGCGTTTGTGGTGCTGCTTCAGCGGGTTCAGGTGCCGTAACCTGGAGCTCTGCTGGCGCGGGGGTCTGTTCGACCTGTACCGCTACTTCTTGGTCTGACATGGTTGATTCCGAAGAATCCCTGGTGTAGCGCACCAGTACGCACTGAGGTTAATCGTTTTGCGTGGTGGGTGTCAAGCTGCTTTGCTGCTGAATCTGCTCACGCAGTTTTTGCCAGATCGCAACAGACACTTCCAGCGGCAGTTTGCCCAGGCCCATCGCGATGATGTTGGCTTCGTCAACCGTCACGGTGATGGTGAACTCTTGCATCATGCTGCCCAGGGAAGAGGAGGTTGAATCACAGGCGGATTGATTTGGTTGTCGATCTGAGCTTGTACCGCAGCCTCAGTCGCGTCCTTGTCCACGCCGTTAGCCCAGATCCATCCAAGCACCTGATCCTGCGTCAGACCAGCGTAGGGGGTGAAGTTGGCCGGGTCAGCAGGGGGCAGTGAGCAGGTCGAGTAGACGCTTGCGCTGTAGCTGTCCTGTGTTCCTGTGCAGCGCCAGCCTACGGTGATTACTGCTTCCGAGGGGTTTGCAGAGGTGGGGGTGGTCTGCATCCACTCGATTGTCCAAACGGGGGTCATGATTTAGTCCTCAATGAATTCGTGAACCGCGTCAAGACCGAAATGGTCGTTGACGAATTTAAGCAAACGCTCGACATCGATCTTCAAAACCTTGCCGGTAGGAGTGTGTTTGGAATGGAAAATCCATTCGTTCGTTGCTGTGTCGTGCGGTGACAGCAGGGTTGAGTTACCCGCAGCATCCATAACCCGCGCTTCGCCAGACGCTGAGTAAAACGACACGCCGTTTGCAAGAGTGCCTACGGGAGCAGTGCCGTTGAAGAGCACCAGTTGATTTGTTCCTTGCGTTGTTGCACGGACTGCCGTACCACCAATTTTGACGTTGCCTTGATACAGATTCAACTGCCCTGCAAGCAAGTCAGACCCAATGGTCAAGTACCCATTTGTCTCCGAAGCGATGTTCCAATCTCGACCAGAACCACCAGAGGATGCAAGGCGGAACACTGCGTTTGCGCTGCTGCGTTGAACATCCAAAGCAGTCCCCGGAGAACTCGTCCCAATCCCCAGCCCTGTGCTGGTCAGGCGCATTTGTTCGGAGCCGCTTACGCTGAACGTCATGATCCCGCCGGAAACCAGCCTCAGCCCAGTAGACCCGTCCTTCTCAATACCTGCCCAGTATGGGTTTCCGCCATACCCAAAGAACAGACCTGCCGCATTTGCATCGGGGACGTTAAATGAAATGACGGCGTTTACATCGTCTTCCAACGCCAAAAGCGCATTGCCTGCAATACTGGTTCCAGAACTTCCAACGGAGTTTTTGAGCGTAGTCCCGTTAAACGTCAGCGCACTCCCCGTGGTCAGGACTTTGGAGGCGTTGAGGAAAGCCACGCCGTTGACGGTGCCAGCCGACAGCGTGAGCGCAGCAGAGAACGCAATGTCCCGAGGGACGACATAGGTGTCGCCAGACTGTGCCGCTTGGATCTGCGGGACTGCTGTGTTCAGTAACAAAACCTCGTATGCGGCCATGATTTACCTCAAATGGGGTTGTATGACGTGCCGTTGCTAGTCAACACTGTCTCTACAACATAAAAGTTGGTTCCTGCGCTGTTCCGCACCTCCTCATCGACTGTGTAAGGTACAGCCGTGCTGGTGAGAACAACCCACGGAGGTCCGGGGTTCGGGCCTGCAAAGTCAGTCGCAAGCGTAGCGACTGTACCCAGCCCCAGCCCGAGGCCGTTGCGGACAGGTATGCCGAAGCTCATTGGATGTTGATTGGTTTGGCGTAAACCGTGCCGCCGCTTGCAATTTGAATAGCACTGACGCGCCACGGCGCGCCAGTACCTTGCGGCACAACAAATGGAATCGGGGTGTTTGCAGGGATTGGCGTTGAATTGGACGTAGCGGTCACGCCCTCACCTACCGCTACATAAGCGGCAGTCGTACACCAAATTACCACGCCCTGCGGGCCGGCAGGCCACGCACTCGTGCTGCCCGCAGTGCCTGTGTAAGCTGCTGACGCGGCTGCAAAATTAGAGTCAGCAAGAGGATTTAGCAATTCCATAGTAATGTCCTTACGCAAGGAATTTGAGCTTGTAGAGCGTGGTGAAGTAGAGCGCGAGGATCTCATCGATGATGTTTTGCAAGGTCGTGTCTTCCTTCTTCACCACCTTGTACCGCATCTCTTCGATGTCCTTGACCTGCCCCTCCAAGAAGTCCACGATGTTGCCGGTTCGCTTGGCTGATTGCAGCGCGATGGCGCCGATCAGACCGTACTTGCCTTGGTAAGATTCTGCGAACTTGTCCGCGAGGTCGATGATGCCGTCGTAGAACTCGTTCAACGCAACGTGCTTGGCGTATGACCGCGTCGCCAGATGCGTCGAATGCGCGACATCGCGAGCAAGGAACAGTTGGCCGATAAACACTTCGCACGTCATTGCGGCATCCCCATGTCAAGCGGCAGTTGCTCCATCGGAGGCTGCATTTCAGGCATCTGCGGCATTGGAACCGACTGCTCCATGACATCACGCAGCGTAATCACCACGATCTCCTGCACCTGCTCGGGCGTCATGCCCGCTTGGACAGCTTGAATCCGCTTGGTTTCGGCATTGTACTCTTCGATCCGCAGTTTCTGCGCTTCCATCGACTCGCTGACAGTCTTCAGCATCCCGTGCAGTTGGTCAAGCTCTTGACCCATCGCCTGGATCTGCTGGTTGGCCATCTGCAAAGCCGGGTCGTCTTCGTCTTGCAAGAGCTTCGGGTCAATCGTCTTCTTGAGCCGCTCGGCAAGCTCCTGCGCGCCTGGCCAGTCCATGTTCTTGACGAACAGGTCGCCAGCGACCGCCCAGAGCTGCGGGTTGCCTTGCAGGATCTGCCCCATCGCGTCCATCGCTTCCTGACGCTTGGTTAGGTAGCTTGGGCCG